TTAGGATTCACTGGTAGTTTTGGCTATACAGGTAGCACAGGTGAACGAGGTGGCCTGAGATATTACTTCGATGCTACCTCCACTAGTGCTGGTATTAGTTCCAATGGCAGTTTGAGATTTAACAGTGCAGCTATCCCGGGCACTCTAGTTTATATTAACGATGTCACCTCCAATGGCGCAAATATACAATCATTTATTGCAACCTTTGATGATAGTACCAGTCCAATAAAGGGATATCTGCATATAAAATGTGTTAGCTCATTACTTACTCAAGAAGTTATCCATCAAGTAAATTCAATAACAGACAACGGGAATTATTACACACTGGGAGTAACTTGGATTGCAGGCGTATTTCCTCCTGCTAACGAAGCAATTGCAGTTGAATTTTACAGAACGGGCGAACGAGGTTATGCTGGTAGTCAAGGTATTACAGGATGGATTGGTAGTTTTGGTTATGCCGGTAGTTTTGGTTATGCCGGTTCAGTCGGTAGCCGTGGGTTCTCTGGCAGTATGGGAATGACCAGTACTACTGTTGATCTTACACCAAACAGTTCTGGCGCAAGCGGCACAGTGACTTTTGATTTTTCAACAGGTGGGGTATTTTATCTAACTGCTCCGGCAGCTAATTTTACAGCAAACTTTACTAATATATCTACAGATCCCAGCATTACTACTGTGGTTGTTCTTTACATTGCTCAAGGAGCAAGTGCATTTATTCCGTCTGCGTTACAGATTAACGGAGCAGCACAAACTGTAAAATGGCTTCAAGGTGTTACTGTGTCGGGGTCGCCGAATCAGGTAGACATGATATCGTATTCCTTGATAAGAACATCTGGCGGAGTTTGGGTAACACTGGGTCAATTCACAACTTATGTGTAATTAACAAAATTAAATACAACTATGGCACGATCGGCATCAACCGCGGGAAAAGAATGGTATCTAAATCCTCCAATTGAAGAAGAACCAGAATATTATGGATCAACAATGTTATTTTATCAGGCAACTGCACCAGTAGGCTGGACTCAGGTTACTTCAAATGATGACATAGGACTACGGCTAGTTACAGGACTAACAGGCGGCTCGGTTGGCGGTACATCTAATTTTACCACTGTGTACCCAGCATCTGTGAATACAGTGTCGGCAATCATAACTGGAACCGCTGCATCGGCTACAGCTCCTGTTGCCTTAACCTCACCACAAATTCCTGTGCATACTCATGCACACACTGTTGCTCAATATAGTCCGTATCCCTCCGGTGCCCGGGTTACTGTGCCACCATCGGCCCAACCGACCCTGCAGGCAGCAGCTTATGGCCAGCAGACAAGTACCTCCGGTGGTCCGTCATCGCCTCACAGTCACTCAACTCCGGCTGTTCCGTCACTAACGCTTACTCTTTCTAAAGATAGACGTATACGATATGCAAATGTAATTTTAGCAACTAGGGATACTCTACCGTAATGCCAAGACCGTCTGTCCCATCTGGAACAATTACCATTTTTTGTCAAGTAGCGGCACCTGTTGGTTGGACTAAATTAACTACCCTTAATGATTATGCACTACGGATTGTTAACGGCGCAGTATCAACTGGCGGCTCCTCACCATTCACTACCTGTTTTACTGACGCTGAAGTGGCCGCTAGTTTTAGTTCTAGTCTGTCAGTTGGTAGTTACACAATATCAACTAGCGAAATGGCTTCTCATTCACACCCTTCAGGTGGTGGTACTGCAAGTCCTATAGGACAGGCATACTTTGCACCAGCTGGACAACTCATCTATCAATCGGCCGGTACTCAAAGCATCGGCCCGGCTGGGGGCGGCGGCTCACATTCACATACTGTGCCGGGTGCGGTGCCGGCCCCTGTTACTTTTCCAGGGGGCTCAATGCAGACATTGTCACTGAGATATATTGATGTAATTCAATGCAGTAGGAATTAACAATGGGATCATTTACATTTCCAACCGGAACCGTTACGGTATTTAGACAAACTGCTGCACCTCTTGGCTGGCAAAAGATTACATCTGTAAATGATGTGGCATTAAGGGTAGTAAGTGGTAGTGGCGGAACATTAGGCGGCACTACAACTTTTTCAACAGCACATTTAACTACATGGCCGAACAGTTTCTCTTTTAATAGTCCGTTTCCCGGAAGTACTGGTGCTGCACCAGCAGCATCAACTGGAGCAGGCGGCCATGTGCATACTACAATGTTTGTAAATCCCATACCTCGTATAACAGTACTTGCTCGAAATCCCTTTCCCGCACCAAGTTATGCCTCGGTATTTAATGCCAGTCCGGCGCCTGCGTCCGCAACCGCAGGTGGAAGTACTGCTCACAGCCATCCTCTTGGAGTTTCTATAAGCGGATCTGCCAGTCAGCCCAATTGGTCAGTTATCTATGTAGATTTGATATTGGCATCTAAGTTCTAATTTTTTTATATACCTATATTATAATAGTAAATATTAGATATAGGAGAAATCAAATGGAACTTAAAAGAAAAAATCTCTGTCCCATTCTTAACAAAGAATGTATAGGATTAGACTGTGCTTGGTTTGTTAAGATAGCGGGATATGATGTAAACACTGGAAAACAAGTTGATGATTGGAATTGCACTGTAGCTTACTTGCCAATGTTGTTGATAGAAAATTCCGGAATGCAACGACAAACAGGGGCTGCTGTAGAAAGTTTTAGAAACGAAATGGTCAAGGCAAACGAGACTAGTCTGCAGGTATTGGCTGCTGCTGCTGGAATTGGCTCGCGCACAATCAACAACGATAGTAATTTAATCGATGCTAGTCCTAACTCAAAAAGTATAGAAAATTAAGATATGTTCCAAACAAATAGATTAACTATATTAGTTCCCGATAACGCAGTTTATACAGATGTATGTTGCATATTAAATTTAGATCTTTCTAATGCAGGGATTCCACAAGATGTGCGATGTTTACAATGGCTTACTAATGCAGGGCACATAGAATATTCAGATGAACGACCTAATACAGAAATTACAGAACTACCTGCCTGGGCATATCCCTGCTTAGAACTATGGGAAAAATCTTTTAAGGAAAATGCCCCGTCAATGGATGATATTACATCATTTATGAAAAATGCCAATGATGCGTTAGATTAAGAGACTACCATGCATAAAAATATTCAAGAATCGAACTACATTTATATAAAGAATTTCATATCTCCAGAACGAGCAAGTGAACTAGCTAAATCTTTTATTAAATTTTCTAAAGAAAACAATTTATCTGGTGATATTCAGGTTGAAAAAAGTCAGAGCGAATATAATTATATTGATTTTTTAGAATTATTGTGTGAAAAAACTCCCGAAGTTAGTAAGTTTTTAGGCGAGACAGTTTTGCCTACCTATAGCTATGCAAGAGTCTATAAAAAAGGATCCGTGTTAGAAAGACATAAAGACAGGCCGGCATGTGAAGTTAGTCTTACGTTAAATCTTTCAAAAGACAAAGATTGGCCAATCTGGATACAAACACCAGACGGTAAAGAAGTGTCTCTAAATCTAAAATCAGGGGATGCAGTCATGTATTTGGGATGCGAAAGGGACCATTGGAGAGATACATTTGAAGGAAATGAATATGTTCAAGTATTTTTGCATTACGTAAGGAGTAGAGGACCAAACGTTTGGGCTGTTTTTGATAAAGTGCAAGCACCGCCTGTTGAATCTAAAGAAACTGCCGTAGACGCACAGCCTAACGAAACTGAAAATCCTGCAGGTTTTGTTCCATTACCAAATCATTTAGATGCACTCAGTGAATATATCTGCGTATTTGATGACATTGTTCCGCATGATTTGTGTGATGCTATATTAGCAGAATACTCAAATCATGAAGAGTGGCAACTGGCTCCAGTTGGAGCAAACAGCAGTATCGAAACATCAATTAGAAATGTAAATCAAATTGCTATTTCTTTTTCACCTGTAATTGAAAAGAACAAAAGCGTAAGATCAGAATTAGATCAGAAACTGTTCGAGGCTGCTGGCAAAGCAATATCACTTTACAACTTAAAATTTCCCGATGCTAGTATTCAAGAAGATACTGGATATGAATTATTAAAATACGAAACTGGTCAATTTTATAAACTGCACACGGATCATTTTAAGCAACAACCAAGAACTATTTCTTGTTCCTTTGCATTAAATGATGATTACGAAGGTGGTGAATTTGCATTTTTTGATAACAAGTTTAAGCATAAGTTGAAAAAAGGGTCTATTATTATGTTTCCTAGTAATTTTATGTTTCCACATGAGATATTAGAAGTTACAAAAGGCACTAGATATGCAATAATAACCTGGTTTATTTAATATAGCATAACGAATAAATATTGCTAAATTAGGAACCTACATGCGAGCTGCTGACATTATTAGAGATTTATTGGATATTATAGAACGTATCGATGGGGAAGAATCTCCTGCGGCGGCGGAACAACAGCCTGCCAGTGCAACTGCCGCAGTAGCTACTGGAGTAGATCAAAATAGATTTAGGCAAATTTTAGATTTATTAACTGTACAGCCTAAATTGTACGATAATAGCCCAGCAGAAGTAGTGGCCAGTTTAGACAGCGTTACTATACACGCCGGCGGCGGACTAAATGGTCCTAAAAATCCTGCTGATATGAGAGCCGACAGTGCGGCAATGTATCCGACTATGCAAAATCCGGCGGAGTAAACATGACTATCCTAGTTCAAAGTTTCCTCAACAGTGCTACAAAGTTGTCTACCACCGCTACCACATCAACCAGTGTTGCACAATTAAAAACATTGGTAAATGCTATAGAAGGTGTTAGCACATCTACTATGCAGTTTTACATAGTAAATCCTTCCACAACTTCTACAGCATTAGTCAGTGGCACGCTAGGATCTTATGGTATCACCACTGCTACTACGATTTACAGTAGTAATACTATTTCAACAGCTACTAGCAAAGTAGACAGGCAGTTAGCCAAGTTAGAGCTTGCACAGTTACGCAGACAAGCGGGCGGGGATACTAGTTCTACTTTTTACAGAATTCGCAACGTCTATGACATAGATTTACTGGCGGACAAATACACCAGTAATACCAGCACTATAGGAACTACCAGCACATTAGTTGTTGGTCGCCCGTGGCCACCAGTTCTTGGTATGGATGATCCTGCCAATATCGCAGAGCCCGAAGCCACTGCTTGGGTGCTAATGGATGGCCCGTATGGTGACGAGTACGGTTTCTACGCCGGCCAAAGTTGGCGCAAGTTAGCTCCGATTGGATACTCCCCGTGGTCGGCATCTCCGCCATATCCGGCTGACACTTATACTTACGGT